AGATGTGAGTAGCTCACTACACGATTTTACCGCCCATCGTCCCAGAACGGGTCGTGGTTCGGGTTTCGTTAAAAAATCAATAAATTTACGTATCATTTCTACTATTTTTTCACGTTCATTTTTTATATGTGTTTATGATAAGATGATACTCACTATACTTCTACTTATCATAAACGTGTTATTATTCATAAACACGAGGGAACCACAGGAATTAACAGATGTTCGTGAAAAATACAGGACACTCAGGGAACATCTTAAGGAAACAAATAATCAGGAATTTAAAATGTTACACAAAGAAATTCCAATTACCGCACATAAACGTATGAATGGGTCTATCGGCTACAATGTGAGTAAAGGTAGTGATATAGGTTTATGTATCGATGGTGAACCCAATGAAATATTCCATGTTTTATTACACGAACTCGCACATTGTACCGTCGACGAATATTCACATAGTAAAGAGTTCTGGAAAAATTTCGATAAACTTAGAACAATATGCGTTTCTTTAGGGATATACCGGGAAATACCACAAAGAACCGAATTTTGTGGTAAACACATCCAGGATAAATAATGTTTGGTATTAATAAAATGCAATCGTTCGGCGATTTAATGAAAGCGTATTTGTTACTGAATACTTTACTCGCATCTTCGAGTGCACCTCTACTTTTAAACGATAAATGGTTAAATATGTTTATACTTATGATCGTCACACCATTAGTCATTACTATATTACCACGTGGTGGTAATTTCATTGGTCGTTTAGCTATAGATGCACCATTTTTAATGTTAGCAACCTTGTTAGGTATGGGTATGGTTGCGGGTGTTTCTCAAATAAACAAACGCTTTGAAAAAGATTTTAGAGATTATGGTAAAACTACGAAGAGTACTGGTACTGTTCTAGGACTTCGCGCAGTTGGTTTACTGTTCGGATTTCTCATTTCCTATTTTATTTTTGGAAAGAGAATGTATAAACATTATAATGCTATTTAAGCGTACTTTCTCGCAAGGTAAAAGGCTATCGCCGCGACCATACCGGTCGACGCTAAGCCGATCGCACTTCGGTGTCCCTGGTCGTTCAAAAACGATGGGACGAAGTTCGCAAGTTTTTCTTGAACTGGCTTACTAATTGCCGCCGCAGCACACACAGCTACAATGAGTGCTTCGAACTGGTCATCAGTAAGGTTGAACGGATTTTTAGATTCAGATTTTTTTTCAGTCGTTTGTTGTCCTACTGGTTGTTGTTGTTGCGCCATCATCATTGGAGTTTGCATATGCATTTGTGCCATTCTTGGATCGGCGCCCATCATTGGTGGTTCGAGTGGTTCCTCGGCTTGACCCATAATATCGGAAATTGAAGTAGAGTCCATCGTCTGTTTATTTTCACTCACATTTTTTTCAGGGGGGATATTCGGCACGAAAGATGTCCCTTGATTGTCATTTAGGGAAACCATACCATCACCATTATCTGAAAGATTCATTGTTCTAAGGTCTGTCGCCATTTATATGTACATAGTTTTTTGGTTTTAAATGATTACGCATTATTGTCCTGAAGAGTATAGTTTGGATACAAACACCCGAATGTTTTTATGATTCTGGGTAAATCGTTTAATTTATCGTAATCACACATATCGTTATCTACATAAACGGTTTTTGTATGATGACATACATCTACTAATATTCTATATCCATCATCACTACCATCTGGTTTAAATTCATTATAAGCTGGATACACTACAGTGTTAGCATTTTTTATAGGTGTATACATTCGTTTAGCAATTGATCTTATCATTTTCTTTTCGTAACTTTAAATGGTGTATTCTTTTTAACTGAATTTGGGTCTCCTACTTTCATGTTACCGTGTTTCGGGTTAAACATCTTTTTATGTGTTTGCCAGTACTCTGGTGCACCTACCCTGAAATTTTTACGAAGTGTTGCTTTATACCAAAAGACACAATCTTCTATTTTATTACTTTTAGAAGTATTATCCAATACCAAACATTCGTAATTTTCTGTACATGAATCCATAACTTTGTTAAACATCTCAAAAGATGGAAAAATACCAAAAAAGTTTTTAAATAATTTTTCCCTATTTTGAATAATATTTTCACGTAAAATGAAAATGTAATCTATATTTGCCCTGAGTGCAGGTGGTAGATCCATACAGTACTGCATGGTTAACATGAAAAATATCTTCCAATGTCGTCCATTCATAAAGCATTGACGAATACATGTATCTTTCATAAACTTAGAATCATACATACAGTCATCTAAAAGAAGAAAGGCCCCACAATTTTTTTTACCTGCACCAACTAATCTTTTTTGTCTATCCATTACACGTTCAATAGCTTCTCTATCGTAATCACCGTATATGAATAAATCTGGTATATACTGTTGATAATAATGATTACCTTCTTCTGTTGCTGATAAAACGATACCCGCTGGTAAATGTTTTTTATGATACAGAATATCAGTAACGAGGGTTGATTTACCCGTATTACGTTTACCTATAAAAACACATACTTTATCGTCTGCCATTCTTTCAGGTTTAAATTTTCTCAACTGAAGATTCATCTATAATATCGTGTCGTTTTATTTCATAAAATTTTACTCACGTAAAGTAAGAATGGCTGGTCGATTAAACCTTGCTATCACGGGTATCCAGGACCAATGGCTTACTGGGGAACCCGAGTTTTCGTATTTCCTGATGAATTTTAGGAGACATACTAAGTTTTCAATTGAAGCTATAGAAACACCTTTTGATGGTGATATTGATTATGATGCATCGGTAGAATGCCGTATACCCAAAAACAAAGGAGATCTTATTCGAAGTACAATGCTTAAATTTACTTTACCTAAACCAACGACAAGTAATCAAACGTTTGCAGTGACTGCTGCTGATGGTAAATACTTTATAGACGGTGTTCAACAGGCAACATTGACTTTATACGAAGGTGCAACTTATACTTTTAATGTGAACGCATCTAGTCACCCGTTTTATCTATCTGAAACTATTAATGGAACCCGTAATGGTGGTTCTGCGTATGAAACTGGTGTGACTGGTGGTGGTGCACAAGTTGGTACTGTTACATTCGTTGTACCAAGAAACGCACCTTCCACGTTATACTATTACTGTTCTGCACATTCAAATATGGGTGGACAAATAAACGTGAAAACGCTTCGGTACCGTGAATCTATAGGTGCACAGGTAATAGATTACGCTGATCTTGTTATTGGTGGACAAACTATAGAAAGAATAACGGGTGATTACATTTACATGTATGATCAAATACACAGTAACAAAGATGATATTGATCAAACACTCTACTTCTTAACGGGACACGGTAATTATATAGACGTTACATACGATTGGGATTATAATGTATTTTTACCCTTTTATTTCTTTAGAAACCCAAGTTTAGCTATACCCGTGTGTGCTCTAACAAAACAACAAGTAGAAGTACGTATAAAATTTAAAAAACTCGAGGATGTAACCGTATCGTATACAAGAACAGGTGGTGCACTATCAGATCCACCTTCAGTTGTCTCTTCATCTATCAAAACGGTTTCTCTCGTGACAGATTTCTTCTTCATTACCGATGATGAAAAGAGTTTTCTATTTACACGTCCTATAGAATACGTTATAACTCAAGTACAACTGTCTCAATTCAAGTTTAATGCTGGTATATCAAAAAAATCTGGTATGCTTAACTTTAAAAACCCGGTCAAAGAAATGTTTTTTGTGGCTGTTAGTGATGACGTGTATAAATACGAACCATTAAAACAAGTTACCATGAAGTTTAATAATAACACAATTATAGATGCCGATAATTTAATGTTAAGTTATGAACAACCATTAAAGTATTACACGGGGATAACGGGTAATAATTTTGGTGTCTATAGTTTCTCAATGAAACCAGAAACATATTATCCGACTGGGCAAGTTAATATGAGTAGAATAGCCCATAATTTGATAGAAGTTGAACTCGATTCACCAGACGCTAGTTTCGGACACAAAGTTTACGTATATGCTGTAAACTATAACGTCTTACGAATACATAGCGGACTTGGAGGTTTAAAATTTTAGTCAGTTATACTAGTAATGGCTGGTCGTGTTCAAATACAAACATCCGGTCCACAGGACGCCTTTTTTACAGACGACCCCGAATATACATATTTCATAAAGAATTTCCAAAAACATAGTAATTTTGCACCATTCTTTGTTGATTTAGACGTTGATGGTGATGTAGAGTTTGGTAATATTGTGAAATGTACCATCCCCCAAAACCAAGGCGATCTTCTTAAGAATATAAGTATGAAAGTTGAGTTGAGCGCTATAGATCAAAGTCTTAAGAGCTCTATAACAGATGGAACTGGTATAGGGTATAATGAATCAATAGGTCACCATATGATTGAACACGTGGAACTGCTAATAGGTGGTAAAGTTATTCAAAGACTTACGAGTGATTTTATACATATTTATTCTGAACAATACATAACACAAACAAAGCAACACAACCTAGATAAACTTATTGGTAAACCACCTTTAGAACTTTCTGGATCTGAGGCCATGTCAACTACTTTGGGACATTATCTTGGTAATGCTACATCCGATACAAAGTATTTCATCGATATACCCTTTTATTTTTATAATAACCCTGAACTTGCCATACCACTCTGTGCTATAACAGAACAGGAAGTTGAAATTGTTGTAAAACTTCGTGACGTTGATCAATGTATTCATGCAACAAGAAGTGGTGCATCGGTTTATACAGATTATATACACTATACCGGTTTAAAACCTAAAAACTTAATAAAAAGTTTAAAAATAAACGTTGAAATGGTTTCCTTAGACGAAGAAGAAAAACAAATGTTATTGAGTAAAAAAATAGATTATATCATCACACAAGTTCAGGAAAGTACAGAACAAATTTCACAAAGTCCTAGTATCGATCCAGTTGTTGTAAAACATAAACTTAATTTTAAAAACCCAATTAAGGAACTTTACTTTATAATACAGGAAATTAGAAATAGTGCAGTTAGTTTACACTTCGTAACTCATCTTAATTACGATCACGATTCCCAGATATTAGATAGCGAATATATATCTTACGAACATTTACGAAACCTTGAAATTAAATTAGACGATTCTACTGTTTTAAACAAGCAAACCGGAAACGTTATAAATTTACGCGCAATACAAAGTGGTATACACCATTCAAGAACACAATTATTCAAGCGATTCTATTCGTATAGTTTTGCACTCGAACCAGAGCGGTGGTATCCAACAGGACAGGTAAATTTTAGTTTAATTAAAGAACAAATATTAACATTAACCCTGAATAGTCAGGAAGATCGTAAAAGAGAACTTAGAGTTTTAGGCCTAAGTTATAACATACTCCGTATAGAAAACGGAATTGCTAAAACACTGTTTAATTTATAATGAATCAACAAGAAAAAGACGCAACCGAAAACTTAATTGAGCAGGTCCAGGACTCTGCTGTTAACATTATTCAGCCCGTACTCGAAAGAACTATGGTTCTCGCAGCCGAATACGCTAAGGCTTCTGGTAGAGATATGGTACTCGGCGAAGATTTGGAATACGCCATGAAATATTGTGCCATGAACGAAGTTGGTAAGAAAATGGGAACACATTTCCCAGAAATATATGAAGAAGATGAAGAAGATGAAGAAGACGACATTGAATTTGAAGATGAAGAAATTCCTTTTACGCGGTACACAGGACGCGAATATAAGTTTGTCAAAATGAATATGGCGTATGATACTTGGGATGCGTGGGAACCAAAAAATCCGTCAGAATTAATGTTAAAAAATGCTATAGATAGTAATGAACACATCGGAACCTGAAGGGTACGAAGGAACGTCTAAACATTTTAAATTATATGATGACGATGATAGTTCTGATACTGAAAGTGATTCTGATACGGAAACAGATTCGGGTTCCGATTCGGGAATAGAACGTATAAATGTCCGTATGTTAAAAGGATATATGAAACCAAAACACTATAAAAAAATTTTAATAGAAGAAGATTTACTCCCCGATTAAAATCTCAGGATACTATATATAAAAATGTCTACTGCTGCTGAAACTGTTACGCTCGTCGCTCGTGAACTCGAGTCCCAATCCCTCAATGCCGTTGTTGCCGGCTTCTCCTTCGCCGCCGCCCTCTCGTGGATGGACTTGGTCAGGTGGACTGTTAACCAAGTTGTTAAGGTTAACAAGAACGGTGGTATGAACTACACTCTTACTGCCTTGTTCACAACGCTCTTGTCTATCTTGGTCTACGTTGGTATCTCTCGTGTCTCTACACGTGTGCAAAAGCCAACTCAACCAATCTTCGCGGTTACTCGATAAGTTTAGGCTTACGCATAACCAATAATAAAAATAAACCGGTTGCAACTACCATAAATATAGATATAAAAGCATCCCATTTACGCGGATCCTCTATTTCGGGGATACTCATAGGTGGTGGAAGAGGAGAAATATAGTCTTCTTCTATTTTAGATACATTCTCAAGTTTATCAGTAGAACACGTGACTGCAAGCTTAAGTATATGATTAGCATTTCTAAAATCGTATGGTATTAATCGATTATTACTACTGTAATAAAACTGAACACGTAAACTTGATATCGTTTTTTGTGACCCAGAATCAAAGTTATGTTCAACAGTATCGTCAACACCCGAAAAGTTAATCACATCACCACATAAGAGTATGCGGCCTGTATAAAAGGGTGTTTCTGAAAAGACAGTTTTGTTAAATTCATCAGAACCACTACTCATTTTAACAATAATTGCATCGGGACCTTGTAAGTTAATACTCCCAGTTTCCAGTGAATTCGTTGATGATGATACATTTGAAGCTGGTAAACCTAAAATATCATGAGGGGTTGTATACCCACCACTCGTAGAAGACGCATAACCATTTGTACCACCATAAAACAAAAATGTAAAATCACCCGAACCCGTAAAAGTTATAGCATTCGTATCTTTATCAAAAGTTGCATCCGTAATTATAGTACATTTTGTATTAATATGTGCAGCCAATTCTTCACCACTATAATTTCCAGCGTCTAAGGTTACAGTTTGGGTACTCCCCCCGTTTGTCAAAACATCAAATGTTTTATTTCTATCGTGTATAAGATATTGACTATTATGTATACGTGCTGATATAAGTGAAATTTTAGTCACGTCATAAATTGAATTTTTTAGGTGGACGACATAATCACTTGGATTTGAGTATAGAATGGGATCTCGTTCACCACTGTCTATATCTAAAGTATGT